ATGAAGAAATTAATATTCCAAGAACTAATAATCGTATCAGATTTAGAAAAGTCAGCAGGGATATTTCAGTTTGGACCGAAAAGGAACTTGATTCTTGGAGCGTCAAACAAAGTAGGTAAAACATCACTATGCACAACGCTTATGTGGTCTATAGGATGCAATGTTGAATTTCCACCCAATTGGAAGAAGTTGGGTATTAAAACAATATTAAAGTTTCAAGTTGATAGTGCTACTTACTATATAAAGAGAAGCGATAAGAAATTATCTATAATTTTCCCTTCTGGATCTGAAAAAGAATATGACAAAGTGACAGGGGATTATTCTGCTGATATTGGGGATATTCTTTTCAGTCCATTGTACATGAAGATTAAAGGGGGGTCTCCCTCGCCTGGTGTACCCTCTGCACAGTTTTTGGCTTCATTTATTCATTCAGATTCTGGATGGGGAGAACTATTTAAGTCTTTTAAAGACTTAAATATGTATTCGCCTTCCGAAAAGAAGTATGTTTTGGAATATTTCCTTGGTATAAGAGATGTTTCATTTTTTACGAAGAGAAAAGCTAGAGTTGATTTGGAAGGAAATATAGAGGCATCTAAGCAAAAATTAAATAGGATAATGATTGTTGATAATGACATTAAAAGTCTTCTCAATAAGGGGGAATCCGAAAATGTTAACGTGTTTGATATAGATCCATTATTAGAAGAACGCTCTTTTGTTTTAGCTAATATCATTAAGTTGAAGAGTGAAAAGTATGATGTAAACAAAAGAATAGGGTTGATCGAGAGAGCGGAACATGAATTGTTTGAGGATTACCAGTTTGCAACAAATAATGTTGAAGGACGACTAATAACTTGCCCAACATGTGGTGTTATTCACGAAAATGATATAGTTAATCGTTTTAATATCATAAATGAAAGAGATTCGTTAAAGAATCATCGAATGAGTTTGCTTAAAGATTTGAATGAAATATCTGAATATATATCTCGAGAACAAAGGAAAATAGATGAGATAAATGCGAAAATATCTGTGAACGAAAGGTTTTATAATCTGAGTAGACCTACAGAGAAAGATATATACTCACACGGAACTGAAACTGTTATTGAGTCTGTTTTTTCTGAGTTAGTAATGCTCGAAAATAAATCTATAGCACGATTTGAAGAAGAGTTAGCTAGTATGCCTAAATTTAGTACTGCTACATCTAAATATCGTGATAATGCTAGTAATATACGAGAATTATTTTCTACGTCTCTTATAGAATCTCTGCATGACTTTAACGTTTTAGATGCAAATGAAGAACTCGTGAGAGAAGATCCTTATGCTAAAATTCATGTTAGCGGCAGTGATATATCAAGAACAACACTCGGATACTACAAAACTTTAAATGACTTTAAGCTGAAAAATTGTGATTCTGTTATTCTTCCCTTTGTGTGTGATAGCCCCATGCAACAGGAGCAAGACGATAAAAATATCGATAGTGTAGTCGATTTGATCCAAGCATGGAGCGAACAACAGTTTTTCTTATTTGGGAAAGATTACCCTTCGTATGAAAAATTAAAGAGAGACCCAGATACGAAACTTATATATTTAGAAAATAACAGGCGAATTTTATCAAAAGAAGATTATCCATCATTGGCTAGTTATTGGTCTTCCTCGGAGTAATTTGAGTTTATCACGATTAAACCATACCGCGTTCTTTCGCCCATGCTATGAATTCTGCGTATGGGCGTCTTCCTTTCATGCCTGGAATAGGTTTTGGAAAACCTAAGTTAGTTGTCCATCGCCAGAGGGTTACTTGGCTGATGTTCAATAGCTCTTTTATCTCTTGATCGGATATGTAGAGAGGGGCTCCGTTGTATACCTTAGGTATTGTTACCGTTTCAAGCTCTTCAGTGGCTTGGAGCGCTTTGGGTTGAAGGGCATCTTTAAGGAACGTTGGTGGAGTGTAAGAAAAGCTTAGGTCTGTATTGTTCATTGCACATTTCCTTGATTTGGTGATGAATCGGAATCAGGTCTGGTCTTGTTATGGTGGTCAGCCATGTATATACTTGATTCTGAGGCTTAAAGTCTCATTGCACAAAGATAGCCCTTATTGGTTTGGTCACCGATAGGGGCTTTCTCTTATCTAATCATTCGATGGAGTCTAAGTATTTATTTACGTCTCTAAACCATTTTGTAATGGCTTTTTCATTGCTTTGGTCGTGAGAGAGATAAGTTGCGAATTTCTTGGGGCGAGATAAATCGTCCCATCCACCTATATAAATATCGATATCTACCAGAGCAACATGGCCACTAAAATGGACGAAAATGTGATTTTCAGTCGTCATGTTCATTTCAAAACAACGCGCAGTTAATTCTGATATAAGTTTCGAATACTTCTTGAATACCTTAACAGGTAAATTAGTATCTGGACCAAAGTCGGGGAAAGCTATCATTGTAAAGTCCTCAATGCACAAAGTTCTCAGTAGGCTGAGTTTAGGTGGTTTAACTTACTGCTCAATTGGTCAGAAAGAGCATTTACTTCTTTGAGTTGTGCGATATCCGTTTCATTCATTGATAGCTCAACGCTATGGCAACGATCGCATAGTTGTAGTAGTTGGTTCAAGTCATCGTAAAAAGGGTCTTCTTTCGGGATTTGAGTCAAGTGCGATTCTAGATGCGGTTTATGCAGTTTGACTGCGCTGACATTCGATAGAGCTTTCTCTAAATCGAAAAGTTTTAGGTGATTCATCTTACTCGTCCATTTGTACTTATAAAGTACATTTAGACTAAAGATATTTGGTGTACTTGTAAAGTACATTTTGAAATCGAATGAAATGAAAGAAATCGACAAGTAAAAAAAAGCCACCCAATTGTAGGTGGCAAGTTACTCAATTATTGATGCTACAAATCCATGATTACCTGTTTGACGTAACCTACGATTCGACAATTGCCATTAATTGGTATTGGATCATACTTAGGATTCAGCGGAACTAGAAACCTGTGGGGACCATCTATTTCTAATCTTTTGATTGTCGCTTCTGGTGAGTCATTTAACGTAGCTACCACTATTTTACCATTTTCGGGGCTGTGACAGGGTTCCACTATGACGATCGAGCCTGCAGGTATTGATGGTGAACCGAAAGGGTTTGTCATTGAGTTACCACTGACTCGTAATGCAAAGGCGTCTTCACTTACGTTACTAGCTGTAATTTGCCATTCTGTATCTTCATCGATAAAACTTCTTGCATCAATAGCGCTCCAATTGCCAGCTTGTACTTCACTGATTAGCGGAATACGCCTTAGATACAGTTTTTCTCTATCAGAAATAGTTGATGTTCGAAGTTGTCCAGGTCCAGCAAACAAATCTATTATTTTTGTACGTGAAACCGAATGATCAATGTCCAGCCAGCCCTCGGGTTTTCCGAAACACTTTTCTATATGTCGAGCCATTCTTGGACCAATTTTAGTTGTCGCCTTCTTTCCCATAAATCTACTTACTTGAGTAGTGGAACGTTCAATGCGATCTGAAAACGCGGCGTTACCTCCAACTGATTTAGCAAGTTCACGAGCATTTTCTCTTCTAATTTCTTCAGCAGTCTTCATAAGTACAAATAGGTTTTTTAGATAATACAACTCTAACGTATGAACAAAAAAAGTACATGACTTGTCAGGTTCTCTTTTGGTACGATAAAAAGAACTTGGGAGATACGTAAATGTACGAAAAGTATTGGAATGAAATGAATGTTTGTGAAAAGAAGAATCTCGCCAGCATGGTGAATTCCACTGTTGGATACCTCAGATTAGTCATGTCAGGTCATAAAAAACCAAGTGCATCGCTAGCTAAACGTCTAGATGAACAAACGAATGGGGTTGTGAAAAAGACTCGGCTTCGACCTGATATCTTTGAACAATAGATTAGGACATTGGGGGCGTATTAATTGATTTTGATAATTCTGTATAAATGAACAGTAAGGAGTAACTATGTATTTGGGTTTAAAAGCGGCAATAAGAAACGCCGTCGATGAATGGTGCGGCCAAGTTGATGCAAAACGAGATATCGCTCAAGAGGTAGCACATTACTATCACAAAATGGGCTTGCAGTTTGATGAAGATGCACCAGGTGGTGATCTTCTCAAGCCAGCTATTCCTGCTAATGCACAAAACAATACGCAGAATTTTTTCCGTTGGAATCAGCGTTCCAGTATGGAAAGTAAGGCGAATTTCATGGATACGCTTCCTGCGCTTATCCTCGCGATGCCAAAAGAACTGGCAAGTAAAATGCTCAATCGTTTTTTAAACCCTTTAGGCTTCACAGTGTCTGCAGTCGAGAGAAGAGTAGAACGATTTGATCGTGATGAGCTGTTGGCTTATTTCGGGAAAGAACATTTCGAAGCGACAAGAGCAGTGTTGCTATTACGAAGTGCTCCAACAGTCGAGCAAATTCATGAGGCAATGAAAGAAGTTCGAGAAAGTGAAGCCGCACACGGACCGATTATTCATTACTTGGAAAGCCAATTACCACGCTAAGGAACTGACCATTCCAGAACTAGCAACCGCGTTATGGAGAACTTTGTGCAATGAGTCTTTATATGATTATTTCATCTGGGCTGCGGCTTTATGTGGCCGTAACACCACAGCAGAAGTGTATTGTGTCGCGTAAAGAAGCGGCACAAATTTGGAATACGATGCAGTCGCATAGGGGGCTGTATGATTGAGTTCTTAGATCGTCCTATAGCGTTTCATCGTGCTTTTATCGGATTAGGTATTGGTGTCACTGGCGCTCTACTGCTGAGTCAATCTTTGTATTGGAGTAAGAGAACAAACAACATCGAAGGCTGGTTTTATAAATCCACGGAAGATTGGAAAGATGAAACGGGCATGACACGCACAGAAATCGAAACTGCGCGAAAAAAACTGCGAAACATCGGTGTCTTAGAAGAGAAGAAAGTGGGTGTCCCTTGCCGACTTCATTACCGTATCAACACTGCAAACTTGTTTGCACGTTTACAGCAAACTAGTTTGCAGGATTCCTGCAAACAGGGCTGCGGGAATCCTGCAAGCAGGGATGCAGGAACCTTGCAACCTATTACAGAGAATACACATAGACTACCAGAGACTACTACAAAAATACCTAGTGCGATTGAGCGCTGCTTTGAGAGTTTTTGGAAAGTCTTTCCTACCAGAAAAGCCAAGAAGCAAGCTTTCGAAAAATTCAAATCGATTGTGAAACGGAGAAGTGAAACCCCTGAGGAGTTCACAGCCATGTTGTGCGCAGATGTTCAAGCTCGACTGCAGAATGGACAGTTCGGATTCGACAAACTTCACGCAACCACTTACTTGAACCAAGAGCGATGGAATGACGACCATGAGAACTCAAGACAGCTTTCAAACCAATCAAATGGCAGCAGTAATCGATTCGATGAATTCAACCAGCACTTGCTCGACAAATACGGCCACACTGCCACACAAATTGGGCGCTGTGGTGATCCAGTTGACGGTCGAGGACTGGGTTCAAGCAAAATTTACGGAAGCGTACGGGACGAAATGGCCTCACAGGGAATTACCATCGACTTGGGCACAGGGGATTTCGACGATGTCAGTTAGTGAGGTTAAACGTGCCGTTAGTTCGTTGTTGCTAAATGGAGACGAGTGGCCACCGAGCTTACCCGAATTTATTCGATTGGGACTGTCGCTGGACATTGATTTTGATGAAGCATTCAAACGAATGATTCATGGCAGGCCGAAAGGCGATGTCGAGTATTGGGCGTGTTATGAGGTGGGCTATGAGTGTCGTCGTTTTTTGGTCAACGACAAAGCGAGAGCGAAGTTTCGTAAAGCTCTCAAAAAATACGCAGACAAGGCTCGAGCAGGAACGCTGCCTATTCGCCATCTCGTAAAGCTTTCTGATAAATCAAAGTTGGTACCTGTCGAATGTTTGCCAAGACCAGAGCCAACTCAATTTAATCACAATTCTGTTTTTGCGCGTGTAGCTGCGCTAGGGAAAAGGGTATGAGACCGGAAACGTTGTTGGCCAAGTTTGATTTGCGTGGTTTGAATTACGAACAAATGTCCAAAGGTGGAGGGAAGGGGACTTTCAGCCTTGAGGAGCAGCTCGCCATAGTAGGAGTAAGTTGGAAAGAATCACCGGTTGGATTTTTAGTGCTGTTTGTTGAAGTGTTGGATAACGCTCAATCGCGTCGATTGCTGGAAAAAACAGTTTTAGCAGAAGTATATTTACTGACGAAAGATTGGCGTGGTCAGAAGAGCGAGTTAGCGTTTGTGGCAATGATGAATGCAGCGGTGACTGAGGCGATCACGCCAATGGGGCAGATCTGTTCTTGCTGTGGTGGCAGCGGTAAGTACAAGAGTGTCGGTCGTCACTATCGAGACTGCGTTCACTGTAAAGAGGGGCGCGTTGCTTGGAACGTTGAAAGTCGTTTCGCCTCAATGTGCGCGTCTCAGTTTGTTTGTACGTTCTCAGTATTTAAGCGTAAGTATCATCCTGTGCTGGAACAGCTATCTTTGTTTTTGTCTGGTAAGCGTAATGCTGCCATGCTGGCGCTAATGGAGAGGATTGAGAGGGAGGTTGCTTAGAATGTTGACACGTGCCTTACTTCTGGGTCAATCCTTACGGCATAGGCAACATCGAGTGTTGGGTTTTGCAATCTGAGTTCACATGGTACGTGTCACAGCTTTATGGTGGTTTTTATGTGTAATTCTGCACTTATGGTGATCTTTTAGTAATCGAAATAGGAATTTTACTAATGACTCATTTATCCATTATTTCAAAAGAAATCAGTACTTCTGGCTGGCTCTACTCTCTAAATTACCGAACAAAGCAATTTGTAATGCTCGAATACTACCCCTTTTTATTTGTTAGAGTAGATTGACTGAAGATTTAGTCAGCGAAATTGAGAGCTCCATAGTTCTGTGGATTTACAGTGAAAGTCTAAATTCGGGGTCAGTTAATGGGATAATCTAGGGTAAAATCTTGCCTTTGAATGATGTTAAGAATGGCTCTTTGAATTCATGAATCTCGATATGCAACTGGTTTATTGCTGGTGTGTTGTGCGGATCAATGCAAAGTTCCACTTGCACTTGATCTAAGCTTTTGACACTCAACATAACGACCCTCGAAACTAGATCATGCCAATCATTCCATCTAACTGTATTCATTTCTTGATTTGACAAATTTGACAAAAATCTGGTTTTAGGGTGGGTTATGTGTGTACAATACACCCCAATAAGGTGTATATGTATCAGTGTGGTACCACCTTAACGACAAACAATAGGTTGGAATAATGATAAAAAACTTCGGTTTCAAAAACTTTTCAAGTTTTAAGAATGGTGCCGAAATCAGTTTCGAATTCGATGGAAATACGCCAGAACAAGTCTCTATGGGTGAAACTGTTGGTACTGTTTTGGGCATTAAAGGTGCAAATGGCTCTGGAAAGACGAACATTTTAAAAGCGTTATCGTTTTTATATTGTTTTGTTTCGAAACGAATGATTACAAAGCGAACGAATGACAAAGGAAAAACAGATGTTAAGCTTCCTCTTGAGCCATTTTTTGCAAGTAAAGATGAAATTACAGAGTTTTATATAGAATTAATTTCTGATGGTATAACTTACTTTTATGAATTAGATGTCACTCAAGAAGGAATTGTGCGTGAATCTATCGTAAGAAATAAGAATACTGATGGAAGTAAAGATGTTCTATTTATTGAGCGAAATAAAAATGAAATAACACATTGTATATCAGAATATAATGAGCTTAAGAAAGTTAAGCTTAAAGAAGATCAATCAATAATTACACTTGTTTCTGATTACAATTTTCATTCCGAGTTTCAAGACTTGAAGCGTTTGGCAAAATATTTTGATAAGATATTTTTCAATGTGGGTTTTGATGGAATGAGAAATCCAATGGGCTATGATGTTTATTCATCTCGCTCAGAGTTCTACTATAATAACCCAGATGCATTAGAATTCGTGACTGCTATTATTAAGAGTGGTGATGATGGCGTTGATGAAATCAGTATATCATCATATAAAGATGAAAGCGGTAATAACGTTTACTTCCCAATATTCACACATGTCCACGATGGTAAGAGTTTTTCATTACTATATGCAGATGAGTCTATGGGGACAAAAACGTTATTCAATACGTTGTTTAATTACTGGGTGATATTAAAGTCTGGTGGTTTGCTTATTTGCGATGAATTTGACATTCACCTCCATGCAATGATTTTACCTGAAATCATAGAGTTGTTCGTAAGTAAAGAAACTAACTCAAATAAGTCTCAGTTAATAATAACTGCTCATAACACCGAAGTTATGGACGCTTTAGGTCGTTACAGAACTATTTTAGTAAACAAGGAAGGAAATGAAAGTTATTGCTATCGTTTGGATGAGGTTTCAATGCTGAGAAATGATAGACCTATTTCACCTTTGTACAAAAAAGGAAAAATAGGAGGCGTACCAAAATCAGTTATTGGTATTGTCGAGCGTCTGAGTCATCAAAAAAGGACATAGTTGATGGCAAAGAAGAGTTTTAAAAATAACATCCAAGCTCAAGGTTTTCTCAACGAGTTGCCTGATAACGTAATATCTACTTCGAATATAGAAAATAGATGTAAGTTTAACTTCTCATATTTTGATGCTAATCAAACCGCTGGTCAGTCTTATGCGGATTGGGATGCAAATCAGGGTATTGATTCCCTGCTAAATTTGATGGAGAAACTAGAGAGTTATACTAAAGAGTCACTTAACTATTGGAAAAACCAAAGAACTGGTGGCGGTGGCCTAAAAGTCTTAGAGTACTATGGAGATTTTCCAGCCAAATCTGATTTTAGACATCCAGCACATGTTCCTGCCGATGCTCATTGGGCACGCTTTCGCCTTGGCAACAAAGTTAGATTGGTTGGGTTTGTAGTTCATCCATCATCAGTTTGTGACTTGAAAGATGAAGATAGGGCTAAGTATGACTTAAATACTTTTTATGTAGTTTTCTTGGACAAGGAACATAAGTTCTATAAAACTGAATCTGACTAATATTGCTCATACATCTTATGGTTTGAAGTTGACATTCACCAGTATATGACGCAATATTTTCACGATGCTAAACCTCGCCCTTTCGGCGGGGTTTTCTTTTATCTATCGTTTACTAACGGCAAAAGCACCTGATTAGGTGCTTTTTTTATGGGCGCAATATGCAAGAAAAAATCAGTTCATTCTGTTCGTACCTAACGGCGGGAGTGTTTGCAGGCTTTGGCGCATTAACACTTCAGGATTGGGTCAGCCTGTTTGGCCTGTTGTTCGTGGCTCTGACTTATTTTACAAATCGGTACTATAAGAAAAAGTCTTACGAGGTTTTGAAAAATCATCCGGAGTTGACAGACCTGTATGAAAAAATTAGCGATTAAAACTGTCTGTTCTGTCGCTGCCGTCCTCTCTATTGTTTTCAATCTTCAACCAGCTCTCCAAACCAGCCAACGTGGACTAGAACATATCGCCAACCTTGAAGGTTGCCGACGCCAAGCTTATCAATGCAGTGCTGATGTCTGGACACAGGGCATCGGGCACACCTCCGGTGTTAAAGCGGGTGATGTTGTTAGTGATCAGCAAATTGCTGAAAACTTTATCTCTGATATTCGCCTCGCTGAACGTTCTGTAGAACGAGCACTAACGCATGATGTTACCCAGGCGCAATTCGATGTACTGGTCAGTTTTGTGTTCAATCTTGGCGAAGGCAATTTTCGTCGATCTACGATGCTCAAGCTCTTTAATCAGGGCGATTGGCAAAGTGCCTGCCGTGAGTTTTCACGTTGGGTATATGTTAATGGCAAAAATTGCAGAGACCCTGATAGTGAGTGTTCAGGCATTGTTAAGCGCAGGGAAGTAGAGCAAAACGCCTGCTTGTATGGGTGGTGATATGGTCAGATTTAAAACCATTATCGTTGTAGTCGCCTCACTCTCTATAGTGGGCTCAATAACCGTTAACTTTTGGTTGTTCGACTTAGTTCAGCAGCAGAGCCGATCTATTGGAGAGGCAAACAGTCGATTAGAAGGTGTACAGCTGGCGAATGAGGCGTTAGCCAATTCTTTAAAATCCGTAGAGCAAGAAAAACGAGTTGCCCAGTTGGCCGCCGATGAAATGAAGCGATTAGCAGAGCAAAGGGACAATCAGGCTACCCAGTCTGTTGTACTTATCGAGAAGGCGCTAGAACATGAAACTTGTGTTGATATGCCTATCCCTGATTCTGGTCAGTGGATGTACTACAACTGAAGTCGTGACTGAGTACCGAGAACGGCTGGTTCTTCCTCCCGCGGCTTATCTTACGACTTGCGAACCCCCATTTTCACAACCACCGAAAACCTATGGGGAAGCGGTAAAGCGCGATCCTATTTGGTTTGCTTCGTGGCGTTCCTGTGCTGAACAAATTGAACAATTACGTCGTTTTTATCAGTTCGACGTTATTCAACCTAATACGGGTGAATAAACACTACCTTAGGGCGGTCGTCCGTCATTTTATTTTGTCACCCGTTTTCTCTATGCGTCGGCGCCTCGCCGTTTTTATTCGTTAGCTAAGATCATGAAGCAATCTGACTCATTGCTTACTCCTTACGTGTGAGCGCGGATAAAAAATCAAAAAGGTGCAAGTCAGGGTGAAGCTACCCACATTAACGGCAACGTCAGCCAGAGGCGAAAAAGCGGCGTGACACTGGAGAGACAGGCTAAGCGGTTTATATGTATGAAGACAGTAAGATTGCGTATTTCAGATGCGAAAATTAAAGAGTACTTGAAGAGTGATACTGTCACGAGGCTTAGAGATGAGAGGTATGCTCTTGAGCTGCGATTTCATAAGTCTCGTGAGAGTGCTACTTGGTGGCTGATAGATAAACGGAAAAGCAACGGCAAGCTTGGAAAACCGAAGTGGGAACGCTTGGGGCTTTGGCCGCGTTTGAGTGCAAAAGCCTTGTTTGAGTTGTTGCCACAAAAAATAGCGAGAATGGCGACAGAAACCGACCAGATTGTGACGGACTGGACGTGTTTTGGGGATTGTTTGCGCTGGTATGTTGAGCATATTGACTCAAACAAAGACATTTCTGCAGAACGGAAAAGCGCTGTGCGCTCGGTGGTGTTTAACCACTTGATCCCCGCTTTGAATGATTGTCCGCTTACTCACGTTCGTAAGCATCACATTAAAGATGCATTGATATGGCCATTGCGAGAACGCTATGAGCTGAGAACGGTTAAGGGCTATTTTGCCATCCTTAAAGCGGCGTTTAATCAGGCGTATAGAGAAGAGCATATTGCAGCCAACCCTATGGCTGGAATGGTGTTTAGCGATTTTATCAAAAAGAAAATCACGCCGAATGAGGGAAAAATTCAGTCTGATGATGTGCAAGAGTTACTTGAGCGTTTGAAAGACGACATGCAGCAAAAACAGGTGTTTATTTTGATGCAACTGGCACACGGTACGCGCATTCGTGAAACGCGTTTGGCACGTTGGAGCCACATTGATTGGGATGAGGGCATTTGGCGCATTCCGGCTTGCAATGCTAAGAACGGTGAGGCGTTAGTGTTGCCTTTGACTTGGCAGGCAAGAAATCTGCTGATGCGTTATCGTGCCACTCAGTCTGAAAAGCAAAAGTTTATTTTCCCGAACTCGAAAGGGGATGCGCCTATTTGTAAAGATACCGCGAATGACATCTATGCAGAGTTCAGCGCAGGTGCGTTTACGAGCCACCATTGCCGTAAGTTGGTCGGGACTCGATTAACCGATCTTGGTGTTGATAAGTTTGTGCGTGAACGAATACTCAATCACAAGATGTCAGATTTAGACCAAGCGTACATACATACGACGACAGAAGCCTTAAAACTCAAGGCCTTGCAGACCTATCACAACTGGTTAGATCTGCAGGGCTTTGTTTTTTTTCATGGGAAGACAGAGGGAAGATCTGAAAACATGATCATTTAAGGCGAGTTTAGATCCTTCAACGGCTCGCGAAACACTTACCGATTTAACTCTTAAGAAAATCGGTAAATTCTGGTGATTGTGGGTTGTTTGGAATTCTAGATGGCTAAATGGGGCAAAAATCGAGAAAGGACCAGAAGGGAGTTTTACCCTGATTTTCCCCCAAATCGGCTGTTTTTGGTGTTTTCCATGATGCTGAAAGTCTTGGCAAAAATGGGCTGAAATTCAGAAGCGAAATCTTAACTGGTCTAATCAGTTTTAATCCCTTGCTCTACAAAGGGTGGCGTGGTCGCGGGTCCTTCCCAGAAGATGGATTCTCCACGGGGTCCAGACTCGCCGATTCCGCCTCGTTTTAGAAAGGAGTTTCTACTCCCTTCTCACTGGTGGGGAAAGAAAGGAGTGAACCATAACGCGTATTACTAACAGAGTGTCGCTATGGCTGAAGTAAACCGAAATGAATTTGCCCAAATCATGGGCTATTCACCTAAATGGGTGGGTGACCTAATGAAAGAGGGTCTGCCACATCAAGGCGGTGGTGGGAAAGGCAAGCCGCTTTCAATCGAAACGGATAAGGCCATCCAATGGATCATTGACCGAGAGGTGCAAAAGCAAATCGGTCAGTATGAGAAAGAACACTCTGCTCCAAAGGTTGGGACCAAAGATGGTGAAGATTTATTGCTGACCGCAGCCAAGCGTCGCAAAGCTGAAATCGAAGCAAAAAAAGCAGAAGAAACCGTAATGGATTTGGGCGAATTGGCTCAGTTCCTATACATGGTAGGTAACTTGTTTGGCAGTGAGCTGGACGGCATAGGGGCTAGAACAGCGTTAGAGGTATCGTCAGAACATGAGCCTGCAAAATGCAAAAACATCATCGACAAAGAGAGTAGACGTATTCGCTCTGCCACCGCTGACCGCCTCAGTGCGTTCGTTGCTGACTATCTTGCAAAACGTAGCGGAGATGGTGAGAGCGAAACCGTTGAGGAATGCTGCACAGTGGGCGACTGAAAACCGCATCATGCCTCCGGGCTCACCAATACCTGGGCCGTTTGATACAACCTCAACGCCCTATATGATTCCAGTTTGTATAGCGTTTTCAGAACCTGGGTATTCAAAAATCACTTTTGTGATGGGTACGCAAATGGGTAAGTCGGCAACTATGCAGAACGTCATCGGTTGGCGGCTTGATGATTTACCTGCACCGATCATTTATGTCGGGCCAACTGAGTCGAACATTAACAACGTGGTCGAGCCCAAGATCATGGAGATGTTTCGTGAGTGTCAAAGCCTTTGGATTAAGTACGACGACAAAAGTCCCAAACATAAAAAGCGTATCGGCGGTGTTTCATTGCGTTTCGCTTGGGCTGGTTCGGCCACCGAACTAGCTTCTGACTCTGCAGTTATCACGCTAGTTGATGAACTTGATCGCCCAGATGCCAACGCGACGGGTGAGGGTTCACTGTCGGAAATTGCTGAGGCGCGGGGCGATGCCTATATCGACTCCAAGCTTGGGCTTACCAGTACACCGACTCACGGAAAAGCAAACACCTTTGTTCATCCCGAAACAGGAATGACGCATTGGGCCGTATCGCCAAAGGGAAAAGTTTCCAGTCCGATTTGGTTAGAGTGGGAACAAGGTACCCGCCACGAATGGGCTGTGCCTTGTCCAGACCCTAAGTGCGGTGAGTATTTTATTCCACGCAGTGAGTTGCTGTATTGGCCGGGCAAAGGTACCGAGAAAGAGTGCTCACCGGCAGCTGCTTCGCGTGAAGCTAGGCTGACGTGCCCTCATTGCGGCGGTCAAATTGAAGACAAACACCGTAAGTTAATGAATGCCAGAGGTGTTGCTCTTGCTCCGGGTCAATACGCCGAGAAATACGATGAGCATTCGGTGCTGATTACACAAGGTGAGCAGTCAAGCGTTGTGCCGTTTCATTCCTTGCTGCACCCACTGGAAGATAACAACCATTTTAGTATTTGGGTTAGTGGGTTGTGTTCGTTCTCTGGGAAAAAGAGTTACGGCTATCTGGCGCGCAAACTTTTGCAGGCCCAACGCAGTGGAGATCCAAACCAACTGCTTTCGGTCTACAACACTGGTTTTGGTGAAATCTTCGCAGTTGTCGGTGAGGCACCCGACTGGGAAGAAGTGTATGCACTACGTTCAAGCTATACATCTGGTGAAATACCTGAAGGGGTAGAGGTGTTGATCTGCACCGTAGATGTTCAAAAAAACCGCCTAGTCTATGTCATTCGTGGCTGGATTCCTGGCATGAGTTCGCGACTTATAGAATTTGGTGAGCTGTGGGGTGATACAGACAAACCGGAAGTTTGGCGAGATCTGGATGAATTAGTTGCGCAAGAGTGGGAGGGACACAGCATCAAGTTAACCGGAGTTGATGCTGGCTACCGCACCGACGAAGTTTACGCATGGGTACGTCGCCACCGCTCCCGTGCTCGCGCTTTAATGGGTTTTCAAAAACTGCCTAAACCATTTCGCATGATGAAAGTGGAGGTGGATAAGCAGGGCAAAGTCAGAAAACGCGGTGATAAGCGCTGGGATATAGATTCAGGCCTTGCTAAATCTTGGGTTCACAATCGAATCCGCTGGGAGCGCGGTGTGGTCGGTGACTGGCTATTGCCTGCTGATGTGACGGAAGACTACTGCAAGCAGATTGTTGCCGAAGAGTTTGACGAAGAGTCCGCCACCTGGAACCGAGTCAGTAAAGACAACCACTTTCTTGACTGTGAGGGAATGAACTATATGTGCGCTCGAATGCTTCGGCTCGACCGAAAAAAAATCAAATCAGACGATGAGGAAGAGGCAGAGATTGCACCAGCCGAATCGTCAGAAGAGGATGAGCAGGAAGAAGAGGAGCAGGAAGTGGCTCCCGTTCGGCTCAAACGAAAAACCAAAAAGCGCCTGCTTACGCGGCGTAAGAAAGGAAACTTCGCAACATCATGGTAATCCCGACAACCTTTATTTCAGGTCTGTCGGTTAGCTTTCCCGTTTCATTTTCCCAATATCCCGCCTCAGAGTGGGATGCCACCTTGTATCTACGCTCAGCCAATCATGGGGCAGAAATCATTGCTCAGAAGCAAGAGAATTCATTTCTCTTTGCGGCTGATGGCATGACGACGGCCAATTGGCCATCAGGCGAATACACCGCAGTGATCCGAGTAACCAAAGGGCAGGACGTTTATCAGCCGTACTCTGAACGAGTGACAGTGCTACCTGATATCGTTCAGCTCGAATCGCACGATCCGCGTAGTGATGCCGAAAAAGCCTTACAAGCCATACGCAATACCTTAGCGAATCGAGCAACTGCCGATCAGCTTAAGTTGTCGTTTGGTGGGCGAAGCTTAGAGAAAACGCCAATCAGTGACTTACTGAAACTTGAGCGGCGGTTTGCGGTGATGGTGGCAAAAGAAAAACGGGTTAAGTCTGGCCGAGGCCTCCTTAAAATCACCAAAGTGAGGATGCGCTAATGTGGAATCCTTTCCGTTCAGCACCAGTACAACCCGCAGCGAAACGCAAAGCTCGAACGGCTCCGGTGTTTAAACTAAACGCATCACGTAGCCTGTTTTCAGCTGCAGACCCAGACCGTAGCAACAGTAACTGGACCACTCAGCCTGTACCTATAGGCAAAATGATTGACCAAAAGCTGGTGACTTTGGTTGCACGCTCTCGCGAGCAGATCAGCAATAACGACTATGCCCGTGGTTTTGTGCGTGAAGTGCGCAAAAACGTGTTGGGTCACAAAGGGATTGTGCTGCAGGTTCGCGGAAAAGAGCCTGATGGAACGTTAGACACTTATGGCAATGCGGCGGTAGAGCGCGCATTTAAGAAGTGGTCACGCCGTGAGAGCTGCACGGTTGACGGTCGTCTGGATTGGCGGCGAGCTAAGCGAGTCATTCTCAATACGGTCGTAGGGTCGGGTGAAATTTTCATCCGCATTGTAGAGGGTGAGGCGGCGGGGCCATGGGGATTTGCTCTGCAGTTGCTTGATCCCATGCGTGTGCCGGTTCAACTCAACGAGATGCGTTTGGCTAATGGCAACATCATTCGCCAAGGTATTGAAATGACACCTTACGGTCGGACAGTCTCCTACTTGGTGGAAACCAAAGCGGGGGTATTGGCTGAACCATTCCGGCACAGTGGCAAAGAGTTTGAGCGTGTTCCTGCGGAAAACATGATTCATGTATTTGATCAGGAGCACCCAGAGCAGTACCGCGGCATTCCTTGGAATCACACCTCTTTAAGCCGCATGAAAAATCTTGCAGGGTTTGAAGAGGCCTCAGTCATTAATGCCAGAGCAGGCGCAAGCAACGTCGTAATGCTCAAACCAGACCCCGAGGTATTTGAAACAGACGATGACGAAGTGGATGAGCCAGACATCGAACTGGAACCTAACTCAGTCATTACGTTGCCACTTGGCTATGAGCCTGTCGATTACAAACCTGAATTTCCATCTATTGAAACCGCCACCTTCTCAAAGCACATGTTGAGAGGCATGGCAACGGGGCAAGGGCTCTCTTACAACACCTTTAGCAATGATCTTGAAGGGGTCAACTTTTCATCGATTCGCCAAGGCAAACAAGATGAGCGAGACGGTTGGAAAGACTTGCAAGAGTGGTTCATTGAAGCGGTATGTCACCCGATCTATGAGCGTTGGCTCGAATACTCGCTACTAGCTGGAAAAATCCTCAACACGAACGGTAACCCCATTCCTGCTTCAAGGCTCAATAAGTTCTTGGAGGTTGAATGGCAGGCTCGACGTTGGGATTGGGTAGATCCACTAAAAGACGAAAAAGCCATTACTGAAGCTCAGACAAATGGCCGCAAGTCTCTCAGTGAGTCAATCCGTGAATCAGGCCGCGATCCGATGGACGTGTGGGAGGCCTATGCCAACGACATCAAAACGATGGAGAGGCTAGGTATCCCCAAAGAAATGATCATGCAAATTCTTGGAATTAAGCAGGCGCAACCCACTCCTGCAGGAGAAAGTAACAATGGGCAAGAAGACGACACCGAGCAAGACGCTGACGGCGAGTGATGCCATTCGACAGCAGAAAGGCCAGCCACTTTACCGTGATTACAGCGTTGACTCTATCAACGAAGAGGAACGTACAGCCGAACTGACGTTCTCCAGTGAATACGCGGTTGAGCGCTGGTTTGGTTATGAAATTCTCGATCACTCACCCGGTGCGGTGCGAATGCAACGCTTTGAGGCAGGCGCATCCTCATTGGTTAATCACGATTGGGATGATCTGGTCGGTGTGATTGAGTCTGCTCGAATTGAAAACAAAACGGGTAAAGCGGTGGTGCGTTTTGGTACCAGCCCCCGAGCAGAAGAGATCTGGCAGGACGTTAAAAACCGCATCCGAAAACACGTTTCCATCGGCTATATCGTGCACGAAATGGTGCTCGAAAAAGACGAAGACGGCACGCGAACTTACCGCGTTACCGACTGGGAGCCCTTTGAACAATCCTTTGTCACTGTTCCTGCTGACCCAACGGTTGGTGTAGGCCGCAGCTTAGACAATCTTAAAACCCTCAACCAACTGCGTGATATGGGGATCATCATCCCAACTGGCGCAGAAGACAACGAAACTGAAATTGAAACCCGGAGTGAATCCAATATGAAGACCAAAACCCTTCGTGATGCCAGTGGCCGCTTAGTACGTGCGAAAGTTGATGAGAACGATGTTATTGTTGAAATCATTGAAGTTCTTGAAGAAGCAAACACAGAGCGCCAAGCAGGTGTCGACGCAGAGCAAAACCGTGTCCGCGATATTCTCGACCTGTTTGAGCAGTACGGTAGCCGAGGCGTAGATCCTAACGCGTATCTTCGCGACAAAAGCAAAACTGCTGCCGATTACCAGCGCGCACTGCTGGATGCTGCTGCGAATCCGGGAAGCGACAAAGGTAACAAGCGTAGCGCAACACCATCGGCGGCAGACAGCCCTGATATCGGCCTTTCAGATTCAGAGATCCGCAATTACTCATTCTTAAGCGTATTGCGTTACCTCTCAAATCCAACTAACGAAAAATATCGCCAAGCGGCTGCTTTTGAGCTTGAAGCGTCTGCAGCGGCGGAAGGTAAACTGCAGCGTGAAGCGCAGGGCATCATTGTGCCAAACGACGTGCTTCGTGCAGCAGCACCGATTGCCGCGTCTGGTTCAGGTGCAAACCTAATCGCCACCGAGCATTTGGCGGGAAGCTTTATCGATATGCTCTACAACAAATCCTCGGTCATGCAGTATGCGACAACGCTAACCGGGCTGGTGGGTGATCTCTCTATTCCTACCCAAGAAGGCGGCGCTACGGGTTACTGGCTGGGTGAAGATGCGGATGCCACGCTATCAGAAATCACCTTCGGTGAGCGCACATTGCAAAACCGCACCTGTGCAGCACTAGTCGAAATGACGCGTAAGATGATCATGCAGTCGTCTACGGACGTGGAAATGCTAGCGCGGAGTGATATTGCCAAAGCGTTGGCATTAACCATTGATAAAGCCGCATTGTATGGCACAGGTGGCGATCAGCCGCTCGGCCTTGCAGGCATTACAGGTGTGAATCCTGTTAATTTGGTTGGCACGAATCCGACCTATGAAGAGTTCATTGCGATGGAAACCAGTATTTCTGCGGACAATGCAGATGTTGGCTCCATGCTTTATATGATGAACGCCGTAGGTCGTGGTCACTGTAAGTCTACCCAGAAATTTGCTAGCACCAACGGCTCACCAATCTGGGAAGCGGGTAACACCGTGAACGGTTATGGCACGCATATTTCTAACCAAATCAATGGCGGGGACTACTGGTTCGGTGTGTGGTCGGAATTGTTGATTGGTTTGTGGGGTGGTTTGGACCTGACCGTGGACCCATACACGCACAGCAGCAAAGGCCGCTTACGTATTGTTGCGTTCCAAGACGCGGATGTTGCGGTGCGTCATCCTCAATCATTCTGCTTAGGTCGAAAATCTGCCTAATCGGAGCCTATCAAATCGCCGCCTTCGGGCGGCTTTTTAGTGGAATAAAACAATGAAAGAAGTACGAAAAGTTAAAACCATCGCCCCTGTTCGTTGTGGTGGTAAATCACTTGAACTCAATACTGAATTAGTGGTTGGGCAAGATCTCAAGCTTTCAGAGGCACGATCACTGGTGTCGCTCCGAAAAGCCGAGTGGTTCATGTCGGAAGAGGAAGAGTCTGAGGACGACGATGAGTAATTGGTCTGATGCTGTGGCGGAAATGGACGCCACATTGTTTAATACGTTTGGTGACATTGTAACAATTGCAGGCAAAACAGCGACTGCTATTCAAGATACATCGCAAGACCAATTTGGTGTAATGGTTGCGAATGTTACCCGTCTTTCTATCGCTAGCTCATCGGGTATTAAGGTACGTAAAGGCGACAAAGTAGTTTACAAAAACCGTAACTATATCGTTGTCGATGTGCCTGAATATCGAGATAGCCTTATTAGTTTTGATTTGCAATGAATGAACTCGACCGCCAATTGGCAACAGCAGTGAAAAATCTTAGTGCTCTGGATCAAAAGGCTGTGCCTCGCGCTAGTGCGATGGCGATTAACCGGATAGCCAATCGAGCAATCAGTCGCTCGGTGAAGGAAACTTCTAAGGCGGTCCGGGTTCAGCAAAAAATCATCCGTCGTTACGCCAGAGTATCTAAAAAAGCATCACCGAAACAGCCCGTAGCGTATGTTCGAGTTCGTCGCAATGATATTCCTGCCATCCACATAGGGGAAGCGCGAACACAGATCCGCCGAAAAAAAGGGCGTTATCAGGTGCAAAACGTAACCCGTGGTAAAGATGGTCGTTATACCAAACGTGAAATATCGGGTTTTACGTCCATCAAAGTCGGCAAACATCGGTTTGACAACGCTTTCCTGCAAAAGCTCAAGAATGGCAAGTGGCACATCATGCAGCGTACTAGCGAGGCGCGTTATCCAATCAAGATGTGCGCGATACCAATTCGAAACGAAATCACCACCGCTTTTGAGACCAACAGTAACCAGCTAATGAAAACGGATATGCCCAAAGAGCTTTCTTATGCCATGGGTCAGCAAATCCGACTTGTGATTAGGAGAGATGTTTCACGTGGAAATTAACAAACAAATTCGCCAGCAGGTGATAACCGACTTGCAGACTCACTTAGTTGATAGCGACGGTCAGTCGCTTATTCTTGCCTATTTATCGGGTCGCGGTGAACCCGTCCTCGCCAGTGATGATGGAGAAACTGCGTCATTAGAAGTACCCGCCATTTCTGTCTATATGGTCGAAGGTGAGACCACGGGGCAGGACTTTGACGCAGAAGAGTGGAATGCCGCACTCGCTGTCGAAATAATGGACTTGGCCACCAATCAGTTGGATGACGATTTAGATAACTTGGGCGAAAAAGTATTGAACGTCATTCACCGAGATTACACCGCAAACGGCTTGCTCACTTTGTGTAACCGAGCAGGATTTTCTTATGTCCGAGAGGACGGGGCCCCTTGGGGCTCTTTAGTTTTGACTTTTTCTGTTGAAATGGAGACAGATTGATGGCAACCCCAAACCCTACTACTACCCCGACTAAAGGGGCAGGCACCACCTTTTGGCGCTTGAAAGATTCCGCCGACCTCAGCCAAATCGCTGATTTGCTTGCTGATGAACAGTGGACGCTTATCGCTAAAGTGAAAGAAATTCAGCCAGGTGAAGTCACGGTTGAAGACGAAGAAGATCAGTACCTCGACGATGTTAATCCAGATTGGACGACTACTGCGCCGGGGCAAAAATCAGCAGGTGAACTCTCGCTAACGTTAGCGTGGATGCCGGGTGATACAGCTCAGCAGCAGCTCTACCAAGATGTGGTGGATGGAAAAGTAACCTACTACCGCACCAAGTATCCTAATGGTACGGTCGACATCGACCATGGTTACATCAATGGTTGGGGCAAAGCTGTTGCTCAGAAAGAGCGGATGACTCGTGCTATCAAGATCAAGAAAGTGGGCAAACCAAAGACTGCAGAAGAAATTCTCGCTTCAGTAGCTCAAGCTTCCGCCGAAGCTCCAGTTGAGTAAGGGTGACACATGAAATACTTGAAAAAGAAGAGTGTTCAGGTAGATGGCAATGACATTGCCATCCGTCAGCTTTCTGGGTTGGAGCGTTTTGAGTTCTTTGAATTCCTCTCATCGTTAGAAGAACCCGCCATTCCTACTCGTCCTCGCGTCGATGAACTGAGCGAAAAACAGCAAAAAGACTATCAAGATGCTCTGCAAGCGAGCGAGTTCGCTTGGAAGAAAATTACTTATCTTGGGCAGTCCCGTTTGGTCGCTTATGGTCTTGTAGATGACGAATTAAGTGATGATATTGATGAGCGCCATGAAACAGTGAAGCAATGGTTCTCGGATACCGCGATCACTCAGTTGCATGACGTAATCGCCTCGCTTTCTGGAATGACAATCGAACTGGACGACTCTGATATGTCCACGGACCCAAAAGAAGGTGAAACCTCTGATGTGTCCATGGACCCAAAGCCATAGTCACGGCAGAGCGTGAGTTTGCACAAGCGCTCGCGATTGAATTTAAGCAGTTAGATTGGCGGGCCATGCTGCATTCCGTTAGCGCTGAAACCGTGATTGAGTGGAAAGCGCATTTTAGCAAGCATGGCTTTAGCCGTGACATGGACAACTACCGCCACGCGGTGGCTTGTGCAAACAACTGGAACATCACCGCCATTGCCGCAGGCATCAAGCTCGACCCTCCACGAACTTTCCTTGAATTCTTACCCAATTATGCACCCGACGATCGCGACATGAGCGATGAAGAAATGATGGATATGTCTGCCGCCGCAGGAGGATTACGCATTGAGTGCCAAGATAGCTGATTTTAATCTGCGGTTTAACGCGGATACGGTGAAATTTCAGAAAGACGTTGATTACGCCAAAAAGATGCTGCGTGGCTACACCAAGGAAGCCCACGCCGCCAATGTTCAAAATCTCACGTTAACCAAATCACTCGAGCATGCCGCTGACAATGCCAAATCGGCAGGTCAAAACTTTTTAAAGGTCTCTGGCACAGTAACAGGGATGGTCGGCGCGATGGTGGGGGCCACCGGCTATCTCATCACTCGTCAGGCCGAGCAGGCGCGTGAAATTGAGCGAATGGCGAACGTAGCTCAGGTTTCTGCTGAAGAAATCCAAGCCATGTCTTACGCCGCGCAGCAATACAACATCAACGGCGACAAGATGGCCGACATTCTTAAAGACACCAACGACAAGTTAGGTGACTTTTTAGAAACGGGCGGTGGTGAGTTTAAGGATTTCTTTGAGAATATCGCACCACAGGTTGGCATCACAGCTCAAGAATTATCGCGTTTATCGAGTTCAGAAGTTCTGGTCGCGGTAAAAAATGCGTTAGACCAAGCCAATGTGCCGATGAAAGAGCAGATTTTCTATCTGGAGTCGATTGCCGATGAAGCGTCAGCGCTGACGCCATTGCTTGAAAATAACGGTAAAAAGCTCTACGAGCTAACGGAGCGCTACGACAAGCTCAATGTCGCGATGTCGGATTATGACATCGAAAAATTCAAGCAAATGGACCAAAAGCTCAATGAAGTGAGCCGAAAGATGGAACGGTCCTTTGCTAATGCCGTGGTGGGCTCAAGCCAACAGATCGACTGGTTCACGGACAAGCTAACGGTGGCCGTTGATTATTGGGGAACGCTGTTTGACAGCATGAACAACAACCCCAAAACCGAAAGTGGCATTTTAAGCAAATTAGGTGATGCAAGATCCGAAGCCAAAACTACCGCCATTTTGTTGGAAAGGGCGCGAAATGAGCTGGAAGGTTTAGAGCGAGTCCAGCAACGAGCGTCGGGTGACCTAGCAATGCAAGCCCATCTCGCCAATGCGGGATTTGGTAAGAAGGTCGATACGGCGCAAGCCAAGGTGACCAAGCTTGCGAATGAATATGCGCGTTTGCAGGCGCTGGTGGACAAGTATCAAAATCAGTACGAGAAAGATGTTCTCGGCAGAAATGACACACCACCGGGCCTTAGCAAACCCGTGACCCCTTTGCCGCCTAGACTCTTGACGGAAACCAAAGATCAGCAAGAGGGGGCGAAGCGGTTAACCAGTCTCGATTCGCTGTACGCCAGCGACTATCAGAAAATGACCGCTGCGCATGAGCAGCGTTTGGCCGAAATCGAAGCCATGCAACTCTCTGAGAAAGAGATCATGGCGCGAGGTTACGCATCCATTGACGCGGTGAAATCCGCCTATCGAGAGAAAGAAAAGGCCAACTTTGCCCAAGAAAAGCAGCAATTTGAAGAGAGCCAGCTAGAAAAACTCAATCAACAGCAGCAAGCCTCACAGCGTCAAATTGAGATCATTGCAGCTGGTGCGAATTCCGTATTTAGGGAAGAAGAGCTTGCCTATGAGGACCGCAAGTCGCTGCTCGCTACTCAGTTTAGCCAAGCTTACTCTCAAGCCGAAGGCAATCAGACGCTTCAGCAAGAGCTGGAAAACCAGTATTTCCTCAACCGCGAGGTGCTTTGGGAAGAGCATCAAGCGCGTTTAACGGACATCGAAAACAAAGAAGCGGAGAAGCGCAAGCAGTACAACCAACAAGTGGCCAGTGACTTGCTCAGCTTCACTTCACAGCAGATGAACATCACTCTGTCTGCGTTAAAAGACGGTGGTAAAGAGAGCAGCCGTGCTTACAAAGTCATGTTTGCAGCGCAAAAAGCGGCGGCTATCCCTTCGATGATCATGGCGACCGAAGAGGCGGCAACCAAAGCGTTAACGTTGGGGCCGTATGTCGGTCCGGTTATGTCTGGTTTTATCCGCACCATGGGCTACGCCTCGGTGGGTATTGCCTCTGGTCAAGCCATTGCGGGTATGGCGCACAGTGGCATTGAGTCTATTCCGCGTGAAGGTACTTGGTTGTTGGATAAAGGGGAGCGCGTTTACACCAATGAGTCTGCGCGCAAACTGGACAGCATGTATGACCAAGTGACCAGCGGTCGCTCGGTTGCCTCGGGCGGTGACACCTTCCAGTTCACGATTCAAGCGATCGACGCCAGAGACATGGAGCAGGCGCTAATGAATCATCGAGACACCATTTATAACGCGGTGGTTTCAGCCAAAAATGATTTAGGGGAGTCTTTCTAATGGGATTAAACCGTTATTGCAAAGAGGTCCAATTGATTTCGGTGTATCCAGAGTTCAGCAACAGCAGCCCTAATCTGCATGTTGAAGTGATTGAGATCCCAAGTCACCGATACGAGCTGAATTACACCTCGGTGTCTCTTGATAGGGTCCGAGATTTTGATAAGCATCGTGAGTTATGGGCCTTATTTGAATCGCTCAGACCCGGACGTTCTTTCCGTTGGAAACCGCCTTACCTCAGTACAATTCGTGGGGTAGGCGGCAATGCGTTAGCGATGGAAACGAAAGCGGGTTTGCATGAGGTAGTGGTGTACAACGCACCCTCAAATGTGACTTGGTTGAAGTCGGGAGATCTGATCAACTTTGCTAACCATGGCAAGGTCTATATGGTTTGTGAGGATGTCCTAACCAATCATGCAGGTATGGGCACCTTAACCCTCAATTCACCGCTTAAAAAATCTCTCTCTGCAGGTGATGTGGTCATTGGAACTGGTGCGGAGTTCACCTTGATCAAGAAACCCGGCTCTCGGCCACAAAGCTTTGAAGTCAAAGCGGGGTCTTCACGATTTACTTACGCCAAAGTGGAGTTTATTGAATTCTTATGAAGACGTTACCTCAAGCGGTTATCGAACAACTCGAACGTGGTCACGTCATTGTGGCTCACCTAGTGAAATTCGATCTAGAAAATCCATTCTACTTCACCGATGCGGGCTTTGACATTGAACATGGTGGGCTCAAGTATGCATCCAGCGGGGCGTTTTTGGGGCTGGATAAGCTCACTCGCCATGCGGAAATTCGCGTTGGTGAAGTGAAGTTCGCGTTCAGCATGACCAATCAGGCGATCGTACAAACCATTTTGGGCACGGACGTGTATAAGCGTCCGGTGACCGTCATGCGTTGCCATCTTAGCGAAGACTATGAAGTGCTGCATGTTGAGCCTGTGTGGCGTGGCAAAGTCGTGGGCAAAGGGGACAACGACGATCGCGCTCAGATTGAGCTCAAAGCGGCCAGCCGTTGGGCGGAGTATGAGAAAGCGAACGTATGGCGCACCTCACCCATGTCTCACGCCAAGCGCATTCTTAACGACAATCCATTTAAGTTCGCCGCCAAAGCGGCAGAAACCATCTATTGGGCAGGTAAGGCCGGAGGTTAATCTATGGTGTGGCAAATTTGGTTAGCGTATGTGGTGGCCATTGCCAGTGCCGCGTGGTCGTACAGCCAAGCCAAAAAGATGCAAAACCAGCGGGGTGAAGAGCGCGGTGGCATCTCTGTAACTCGCTTTGGTACCGACAAATCTCTGCCCGTGGTTTACGGCAAGCGCAAATTAAAGCCTGTGGTGGTTTACCAAGGCGTTAAAGAGCTGCACGATGATGACGTTACCAACGAAACCTATTACGCCATCTTAGTGTGGGGTATCGGTCCGGTGACGGCCATTACCGATCTCAAATTTGATGATCGTCCTTACACTGAGTTCGGAGAGTTCTCGGTCAATCAGCGTGTCGAGAGCCAGTTAGGTAGCCTTGAGCAAACCATGCCCGCGTGGTTTGTCGAAGAAGCGCCTGACGACATGAGTGAGATGCACTTTAAAGGCTTGGCCGTTACTTACGTCAAGCTGGCCATGGATAAGGAATATAAGCGCTACCCGCAAGGTCGCCCAGATTTTAGCGCAGTGATTGAAGCGCGCTCGAGCAACCCCATTGAGGCGATGTTCGACTACTTTACCAACACCGATTACGGCATGGGCGCACCCGCGCAGGAGTGGGACAAGGCGTTTAACGACACCATGATCTCGTACTGCAATAACGTCGTGGATGGGCATCACTTGATGACCTGTAACATCGCGTTAGATACGGAAAAACCGCTCAAAGAAAACTTCTTAACGTTGGCGCAAAGCTGTCGTGGTCACATTGTCGATGGGCAGAACGGCCTCAAAATCGAAATCGACCGTCAGAAAGAGCCCGTACTGCACATCACGGAATCGATGCTCAGCAGTGGATTGTCGACTACGTCGCTCAACATCAATCAGCGTTACAACCAGGTGACCATTCGTTTTCCTGATCGCGATCTCAATTGGGAAACCAACGAGGTGGTGTTTCCAGCGAAAGATTCCGAGTTGCACCTGCAGTGGCTTGAGCAAGATGGTGGCATTCCACTGACGCACGAAGAGACGGTCGACAGCATCGATAACTACGCCGAGGCGCTGCAGTTTGCGGAAGTGCTTGCTCGAGTCAGCCGTGACAGCATGACGGTGTCTGTTTCGGTTAAATCGGTCGTCGGCTGGCGCGTGGAAGAAATGGACGTGGTCACGCTCGAGAGCCAGTTGCGTGGCTGGGTCGCCAAGCCGTTTTCGGTGCGTGAGATTGAGTATGGCGAGAAAGAAACCAAGCTCAAACTCGTGGAATACCAAGAGAGCCACTACTTATTCCACCCCAAACCCCCGAAACCCGAATACCCAGACACCCAACTGCCCAACCCCTTAAAGGTCGCTCCTCCGAGCGGCCTTTCTTTTTCGCTCAGTGATCAACCGGACCGTTATGGGGTGCTGACGTGGAAAGCGCCGTCGGGCTTTATTGAAAGCTATGACGTGCGTTTGATTGGTGCGGGTGAAGTGCTTTGGCAGCAAAACACCAAAACCGAATCCATCTCGATCCCGTATTTGTTAAGCGGTGAGTATCAGTTTTCCGTGCGTGCTCTTGGCCCTTTAGCGGCTTCGGGTTGGAGTGTATTAACGGTCGATATCCGAGCGCCCGAGCAACCTTTTGAGGTGCAAGTGGATGCGGGTAATACGTATCTGATTTTGCGCCCGAATTCGCATACTTTGGCCTTTGGCACTGAGTACGAGTTCTGGTTTGAGCAGGAACTGCGTGGGCGTGGGGTGGCGTGGCAAATCGAAGGGTTGCAACCGGCTACCGAATACGTCTTTCAAGTGCGTGCGGTCAATGCGGTGGGGCACAGTACCTTCATCGATGTAGTAGGCACCACCACCAAAGACGCTTCAACCATCATTGATATTCTCGATGGCAAAATCACGCATGACATTCTGGATGCGCATCTCAAAGATTTTCTCGACCAAGTGGATGCCACGGGCAAAGAGAATGCCAGCGCCATCGATGAGGTTAAAAACGATCTATCAGGTGTTTCTGAACAGCTAGGCCAATTGGACCGAGATGCACAGAACGCAGCTCAAGAGGTGCTCGGGTTAGCCAGCCAAGTGCAAAACATGACGCAAGAGTATGAGCGTCGTTTGCTGGAAGGGGAAACCCTCGTGGATGCGGTGGTTTATCGCGATCCCGAAACAGGGCAGATCATCAACAAGGCATTTGCTTACACGGAAGCGAAATACACCGAAGCGGGCATCGCCATTAATGGGGTGGCGGCATCGGTGGCCATCACTGCCAAAGAAGTGCAACGGGTAGAGAGCGAAACGGGTGCTCGTTTGAGCGAAGCCGAAGCGGCAATCCTCGTTAATGCCAACAACATTTTACTCAAGGCTTCGCACAGTGAAGTCAAAGAGGTGGTTTCGGGGGCCTTGGCCGCGCTGACGCCTGCCTATTCTTGGCACTTCAATACGTCAACGGAAGATTGGCAAGGGGCGACGTGGACCCCCGCAGGCACTGTGACAGGGAGCGTGTTTACTCGAGCAGACATTCAGTTTAACGCCGATGACAACACGGTGGTGCGCTTGCGCCTGAAAGCGGAGCAAAACGGCCTGTTGTGCTGGAACGGTGGCACGCAAAACGTTCAGGTGAATCATCCTGGTGATGTCAGTGCGTTTGAAACGGTGATTTTAACCCTGAACGCCGACAATGGCTGGACTGGGCCGATCACTTCGTTGACGTTGACGATGGATGCCGAGATCGATTTTATCGAAGTCGGCAAACCTTCGGCAGCAGAACTGCAGTTACAAGATATTGCGTATCGTGTCACTACTGTTGAGCAAGAGCTTGATCCTGAAAACGCGCGCTGGGCGGTGTATGTCACTCAGGACTATTGGGACAGCAACGCGCTCACGCTCACTGATGTGAAGCAAGAGATTGATGGCTGGGACGCAACTTGGGGTGTGACGGCCACGCTCAAACAGTTGGATGAAAACAACACGCTGGAAAAAGCCAACTCAGCGGCGTTGTGGGTCAATGCAGCGGAATCCAACATCACCAGCGTGGTGGCATCCTACAACGCAAAGCCAGGAGGAACAGACGACCAACTGGCTGAGGCGTCCGATCGACTCAATACTGCAGAAGAACAAATTGATGCAGTGAAAGGGCAAATCAGCCAGACCGTGAGCAGCTTAAACGACGTTGAGAACACGTTGGGTAAGTTCGACGGGATCGATGACTTGATGGCCGCTTACAATGACTTTTTGCAGCAAGGTGAACTGGCGCAGACTCAAGTGCAGTTTAGCTACGCTCAGCAGAAAATCTTGGCCAACAGTGACGATATTGCATCGCAAGCGCAATCGATCTTAAACCTGTTGGCGGTGCAAGGGGCTCATCAGGCCGCGTTAAATCGCGTGGACCGTGCGATCGCGAACCAAAGCAGCGCTTTAGCGGAAACCAAAGAGCAGCTTGAGGCAAAGATAGCCGATGGTGACAGCGAAATGCTCGCTAAGGCCACCTCTTACACCAAAACAGCGGTCGGCTATTGCTTGGATAAAGATGGCAACATCACCGAGCATGAAGACGCGGTGTTGTGTGTGCAAGCGGGGCATTCGTGGGTGGATGGCCCATTGGCAAACTTCATTCGCAACCTGAGCATTAGCACGGCGGACGGTGGCTCTGCGAGCGTGTCGCAGCTCTCGCAAGCCTTTGTGACGGAAGATGGTCAACTGATGGCAAAAGGGGGGTTAACCACCAATGTCAACGGTCATATCTCAGGGATGGTGAACACCAATACCGGTGAAATGTCCGCACTTGATTTCTTGGCCAACCATTCCCGCTTTGGGGTGATGGAAAACGGGAAGTTTGTGCCGTTGATGTATCTCGATGCGTCTGGTCGGAAAATACGCATGTATGGCCAGATGATATTGGGGGATGGTTATCTGCTCGATTCGGTTGGAGACATCCAATCACTCGCTGGCGGTGGTTTCTACACCTTAACGCTGAGAGATGGCAGCTTTCCGGACAACGCGACCGCAACGGCGGATTTTAAAGCGGCTTATCAGCATAACCCCGCACTTGATACGCATTTGACCTACCGTAATGTGGCAGGCACCAAAGTGTCCACCAAACGGTTCAATGGCTCGGGTTGGGTAACGCCCAACTTGATCATGCCCGGTGACCTACTGGCGCAGGGGACGGTATCTGGTGATCGCTTTAAAGCCAATACGGAAATTGTTGCGCCGATTTTGCGTGGTGGTCTTGGTGAGTTTTCAGGCGCCATTACCGCGAAAGAAGGCTCGTTGGTTGAAAAGCTCGAGGTAGGCTCTGCAGGCGGTTACAAGGTCTTCATTAAATCGGCCTCTAAGCCGGAATACAACGTAATCTCAGTGGAAACTGGCAATGGAGACATTGTGTTTTCGCTGCAGGGGAATGGCAACGTGTACTCGGTAGGGGGTGGTTACCTTAACAATCTGACGATTGGCAAAAACTGTACTGTATTAGGGAAAGTGACCACAGAACAGTTGGTTGGTGACGTGGCGAGTGGTGCTGTGGTTGCCCTTAACCAGTCACCAATCAAACCAACCAGCACTAATTATGGTGCATGGTCAACGTTTGCTACCCAGTTTGGCAGAAACGAACTTGATAGAAATGCAGCGCTTGTTATCCAGTCCTTCACGGGTGATGCGACTTTAAAGGGTGGTAGTACGGGTTCCAGTTCTTCAATTCTTGAGGCGGGGTTGGAAGTTCGTGTGCTAATTAATGGTGTCGCAATGTACACCGTTTCTGAAAACCTAGTTAAGCGATACTCAACGTCAAACATTTACTTTCCTTCGGTTTCACAAGAATTTGCTCCTGGAGAGGAATTTGAAATTGTGTTCCAAGCACGGATGAAAATTCGCTTTGAAGGAGCATGGGGTGAAGCGTATTACATCCCACAAAAAATTTGTGCAGTGACCTTAATCCCCAAAGGTACGTCATTTAACTAACCCAGCTTCGGCTGGGTTTCTTTTTTTAGAGAGCAAGCTATGACATGGATTACTTTGCCGTCTGTCTCGGTGCAGAACGGCAGCAAAATCGTGACGGTCAACAACACGCAAACCACCCATATCAAAGTGGGAGACGCGTTGTTGATAGGCAATTACCAGCCAGTCGAAATTGCGGGCGTGTTTGCAACGCAATTGTCTCTGCGCACTAACTGGAGTAATGCAGCCCAAACCAATGCCTCGGCGGTGGTTTTGCCAACCTTTGGTGATTTCAATGCAGCCACGCAAGCCTTAAGACAGGCCACCCAAGTTACGCAAGGCAACTTTAAAACGCTGGAAGATTGGGGAACCAAGCTCGGCAACATTACCTTTGAAGGGCAAGACAACTCAAAACACACCGCGCGCACACTTCTCCAGATGGACGCGGATGTGAGCGAGTTGGAAGAGCAAGCGAATAACCTCATCGTCAGTCTCTCCGGCCTTAACTTTGCTCTTTCTAAAGCAATTGTGGATGTGCTACGCAGCGGAAACAAAGAGCAGTACGCGGCGTCGGGCTTTATTCATTATGGTAGAGCTCGTGGTGGTTTTTCTGGTGGCGTTCCTCGTATTTCGATTAACGAAGGTATGTGGTCCTCGACAGGCAGCTCCGAGGATGTAAATACATTGAACATGGGACAAGTAGACGGCTCAGGCTCTCAAGATGGTGCTCTTGGAGCTAGCAGCAAAACTCATTACCCCGTGTTGAACATTGCGGGCTTTACCTCATATGTTCGTGGTATTAATGGAACAACTGATATTAGCTATATCAAATTTCCAGAAGCCCCAAACGGCACCGTTGTTTCTGATTCGTCAGGTAACTGCCGTGGCACTGGAAAGCCTACGCTAGACCTTAGCAAAGAAGTTGACCCTAAGTATGGTGATGTTGCTGACTCAGTTAACGAAGCTGTTGCTCGCGCTTTTGAGGGGATTGTACGTGATGGTGACTTGCGCAATGGAGCAGGTGCGTGGATTGGTACAGGTTCAGTCGTAAATAATGAGATTGTGCTAGGTGACGCTCAATATTTGTGGCAGTACACAGGAGGTTACTACGATATTTCATCATCAAAGGACTATGTGGTAGAGGTGGTTGCCGCCGATATCGTTGGTACAGCAGAGATCATTATCTATGCCGATACTAATAAAGCCGCTTCGCGTCGACTATTAAACGGTATTAACGTATTTACTCTCACTGAATTCACTCAAAACTTTGGGGGCACTACTGACTATGTACGCCTTGCCACTTCCAGCGGAAGCACTGCTAAGATTTTGAGCGTATCTCTGCGTGAAGTAACAGAAGAAGTTGTAACAGACCGCGTTGACATGGCTGGCCTTGAGTTCTTCAAAGAGAAAGTTGGCGCTTACCTGTACCCTTACGGCATGATTCAGAGTAAAGCCACTACCGTTGATGGTGTTGCTACGACTGAGGACACTGTAAGGCCAATCACTTACTTTGCTGTATTTGAGGGTGATACTACTTCTCGTGGTCGCGGTTGGAAACTTGCTGACCTAACGTTTGTTCAGCTCGCTACAATCATGAGCAATCCAGAGCATAATGCTTGGTACAATGAAGCGGGTGAGCTAATGCAATTCCGTGGGCGTCAGCGTTCATTTGCTGGATTGGGCAATGGTGACTGGAGAGTGATCAACCCTAAAGGGGACATATTGTCGTTTGGTACGGAAAACCTAACGCGAGTCGCGGCTCAAGGCAGGTTAGATACTCCGGCTAGCCCTTCCGGTGGTGGTAACTTCTTTGCTGGTTACACATTTACGGCCCACAATGCTAAGCCTGAAGTGGGTATGTTTACAGTATCCTCTAACTCTGGTGATTATCAGGCCCCAGATGGTGAGTGTTACTTCTATGTACTTGCTACTGTACCTCGTTTAAACCAAGGTGCTTACCATCAAAGTTTTAACCCTATGGGGACTAAACATTGGAACAGGCATGACGCTTCAGGAGGTAATTTTTGGCATCAGCCTAACACTGGCAATAATAAGACAACGGCACGGGCTTTTTATCAAACCATAGTTATGGGTGAGACTGGTGCGCGTCAACCTACAGGTGCTATTGGGCAAAACTCTGGTCGTGGTGATGGTCGTCTATACGATGCTATCTATGCAAGTGGTCAAGGAGGCGTGATTGATTGGCGCTTACCTGCACGCGATATGAGCAGCAAGGAAGAGGCAGCGAAGGTATTCCAGAAGGTTGTTAATGGTACTTACCGAGGCATTGAGAAGTTGAAGCAAACATTGATTTTTGCTGGAAGCTTAACAGTCAGTGGGACATCGCAGAACATTTACATCGCCGCTACCAATATGGGAACCAAATCAAAAGTTGGAGATACATTCTATGTGGTGCGCTCAGACAACACGGTGCAAACCTCTAAAGTAAAAAACAGTGGTGTAAGTGGATGGGTATCTGTTGATGCTATTACAAACTGTGAATTAGTTACCCATGTCGTACTTACAACTGAAACCGACCTATCCGTCTCGGGCAACTTCACTCAAGTAGAGGTGATTGGTTCTCCAGAGAGGATTTTTTCTACTCCTGCCCTTACCAGTGGTTGGGTGGGTAGATGGTGCCCTGTTATTCCTAACGCTGGGGATGCTGTATATAAGCTTACCCATAAGTGTGTAGATAACTTCCCCATTGAATATTACCGCAGTCAAGATAACGGAACTGCATGGGAGGCTCGACCTGATTACATTGACAATCAAGGCACAGTTGTTTGGAACTCTACACTTAACGCAATAACCTCAATAGGGACTAATGTTCCATCTATTGGTGAAATTGGTGTTGCTACATACACATCATTTGCTACACAAACCAAGAGTTCTGTTAACAAGCTAGTGTTGAATGGTTCCGAAGGTATTGGTGATGTATGGGCTTCTTCATTTAACTCCGCTGCAACTGGGGGATGCTTACTTGCTGAATCCATGTTAGGGAAGGTACTTACTTCTAATAATGGGTGGCCAGATATTGATGGTAGCTTAGCAGTGCAGAGAGCTGGCTTTACACCATACGGAGCCCTTAATAATGATGTTAATGCAGCCACAAAACATACACCATTAACACTCGCTCCCCCTAGCAATGACAGCCCAGCGGTTAAAGCTCTTTGGCACCAAGCAAGCAACAACCAACAGGCCACGTTGAACTTCTTGTGGAATGAGTTGATCTTCGATACAAACTGGAGAACCCCAGATAAGGTATGGTCTGGAGGCAGTGTCTCTGTGGCAGTAGGGGAGACGTTCAGAGCAGAGTCTTCTTCGGCGTATGCTGTCGCCGGACTACTTATGCGCTGCGTTAAAGCGTTAACGGCCAATGCCACTGTACTTGGGGCAATGCACGTCAGCGTGGGTGGTGATGTTATATCCCTAAGTGATGGACAAACGTACTTTAAAGTCGTTAACAATGGTTGGAGCGACGATTCCACAATCAGAATGATTGATGGGGTAGGTACTTTCAACAACGAAAATGGTGATACTTGTTTGTATGGCACTGATGAGCTGTCCATGCCTTATGGTTACACCAAAAACCAAGCTGGTGCGGGTAAACAAGTAGTGGGAGTCGACTTATGATCATTGATACCGATTATACATCCTTGTCTGTTGTAGATGAGAACATTCGCCACCACTACTCCAAAGATGTGCGTGAAAGGGTGATTGGTTACACCGAGCCGAACGAGGAGGGCGAAAGCTCTCCTATTGTTGAAAGCTACACGGTGATTGTTCTCAATCAGCCAGACAAAGTGACATACCAAGATGTTGAGCAGCGCCGTAGTGAACGTAAACCGTGGGACGTGGTGCGCACAGAACTGCAGCGTGCGATCGAATGGGAGGAGTTTTACTACTCCCATGATTTGTATCTGCAGTGGGTTGTGGATTATTCCCAGTGGCAAGGCCAGCCAGGTGACGTTAATGAGCTGGACCCAGAGCCGGCTAAACCTGAAATTGACCTTTCAGTGCGTCGAGCGTTTTATCAAATTGAAGAGGCCCGTGAAGATGAATGTTATTTCATTGTGGCCAATCACTATGATGAAGCGTATGACGATGAGGCTTTGACGGTGCTGCGTACTTATCACAGTTCGCCACGTCCTCAAGAAGAAGTCGCCGCTTTTCATGAAGAGTTGGCCAAGCGTTATCGAGATGAGCTTATCGAGAGCAATATCGAAGTTCATGGGGTCATGTGGCAAGTGGATGTAACGCGGGATGAACCTCGCATACGCCGAGCGATTGCCACTGCCACCTCAGAAAGCATCGATGCAGAAACCACCGTCGATTGGATATTGGCTGATAACACCGTTCGTGCAACGACCCGCCGAGATTTGGAGCAAGTCCTCGCGGCGAAATCGATGCGTGAGCAGTTGATCTTTCAAAAATACCGCGAGTGGCGAGCTGGAAATAGACTAGTACCCTTTACTGTTAATAATGAGCTAGTTGTCTAACCGTCTATTTAATAAGGAAATAACGTTATTCTTCGTGGTGGGTTTCTTTTGTGGAGTATATGGATGGCTCTTTATCGCATTATCGAACAATGCAACATAAAAACAGTCGTTCATATACACTCCAACCACGTAGTGCTCAAAAGGAATATCTTCCCAATTGTTCATTTCATCGTCAGTGAAGTTTACAGAAATGATTTCTGTGAGTTTCACAAATTTCATTTCAGGTTCTCGGGCTTCGATACATCCGCCGAACCGCCTAAACAGTAGTTCTCCATTCTTAAGGAGAGCACCAATAGTTGTTCTTGTGTTCGAAGAACTGTTTCCGCGTTCATCTAAAACTACGGAACCGTAATTAAATCTAGTTCTTATATACATTAGCAAAACACATATACTGTACGCATATACAGTATATGTGTTTTTGGTACAAGTTGGGGAAATTTTTGGTACAAGAATTCTGATGGAGGAGGAGAGAAGACTAATAAATTTTTTGTAATAGCGTCGCTAATCGTGATTCAAGTCTACAAATTGATTGAGATTTCATGCTCATTCGTTAGAATGCATACCCAGTACTTAGGCTGGTGCATCCGTACTTGTACCAAAATTTGTACCAAATTTTAAATTTTCGCTATGTGCCATTTGTAACTATATGTTTTTAAAGCACATAAATTTAAACAAGTGTTGCTTGGTGTGCAACACCACTGTAAAGGAATCAAAATGCCTATTATTACTCTTCCTGACGGCAGTCAACGTCAATTTGATAACCCAGTATCAACGATGGATGTCGCGCTATCTATCGGCCCTGGTCTTGCGAAAGCAACCATTGCTGGCCGTGTGAATGGCCAACGTGTTGATGCATGCGATCTCATCGAAGAAGATGCAAGTTTAGAGATCATTACTACGAAAGATGAAGTTGATGGTCTAGAAATTGTTCGCCACTCTTGTGCTCACCTACTTGGTCACGCACTAAAGCAACTCTATCCAAATGCCAAAATGGCTATCGGCCCAACCATTGACAATGGTTTCTACTACGATATCGATTTGGAAGAGTCATTGACGCAAGAAGATCTAGAAAAGATTGAAGCGCGCATGAAAGCTCTGGCGAAAACCAAATATCAGGTTATCAAGAAAAAAGTAAGCTGGCAGGAAGCGCGTGACGCGTTTGAAGCTCGTGGTGAAACATACAAGATGGAAATCTTGGATGAAAACGTATCACGTGACGATCGCCCTGGTCTTTACCATCATGAAGAATACATCGACATGTGTCGTGGCCCACATGTGCCTAACATGAGCTTCTGTCAGCACTTTACTTTGTTGAACGTGGCTGGCGCGTACTGGCGTGGTAATAGCGACAACAAGATGCTTCAACGTATCTACGGTACGGCTTTCCACGATAAGAAAGCGCTGAAAGATCATCTAACTCGTCTAGAAGAAGCGGCAAAACGTGACCATCGTAAGATCGGTAAACAGCTCGATTTGTTCCATATGCAGCAAGAAGCACCGGGCATGGTGTTCTGGCATCACAATGGTTGGTCTGTATTCCGTGATCTTGAAGTGTTTATTCGTGAGAAGCTCACAGAATATGGCTATCAAGAAGTAAAAGGCCCATTAATGATGGACCGTGTACTTTGGGAACGCTCTGGCCACTGGGATAAATACGCAGATGCGATGTTTACTACTTCTTCAGAGAACCGTGAATACGCTATCAAGCCAATGAACTGTCCTGGTCACGTGCAGATCTTTAACCAAGGTCTAAAATCGTACCGCGATCTACCGCTACGTATGGCAGAGTTTGGCTCTTGTCACCGTAACGAGCCATCGGGCGCGCTACACGGTATCATGCGTGTGCGCGGCTTTACTCAGGATGATGCACACATCTTCTGTACAGAAAGCCAAATCCAAGATGAAGTGACCAACTGTATTAAGATGGTTTACGACACGTACCAAACATTTGGTTTTGATAACATAGCGGTGAAACTGTCTACGCGTCCTGAACAGCGTGTCGGTAGCGATGAAATTTGGGATCAATCTGAGGAAGCGCTAAAGCAGGCCCTAGAATCTATGGACATCGCATACGAGATCCAAGAGGGCGAGGGCGCATTCTACGGTCCTAAGATTGAATTTACACTATTCGACTGCCTAGGTCGTGCGTGGCAGTGTGGTACCGTTCAGCTCGACTTCAACCTACCAAATCGCTTAGGTGCGACTTATGTGGGTGAAAATAATGAGCGTTTAGTGCCAGTGATGATTCACCGTGCAATTTTGGGCTCTCTTGAGCGTTTCATCGGTATTCTAATCGAAGAATATGCTGGTTTCTTCCCAACTTGGTTGGCACCTGAGCAGGCTGTTATCATGAACATCACTGACAAACAGGCTGATTATGTTCAGGAAATCGCCCAGAAACTACAAAAATGTGGAATTAGAGCAAAAGCGGACTTGAGAAATGAGAAGATTGGCTTTAAAATCCGCGAACATACTTTGAAACGTGTGCCGTTTATGTTGGTTTGCGGTGACCAAGAGATGGAAGCCGGCGAAATTGCAGTACGTACACGTAAAGGTAACGATTTGGGTAAATTTAAAGTGGATGACTTTGTTTCTTACATCCAAGATCAAATCGCTAGCCGTAAGCTCAATCTGGAGGAATAA